TAAAAAGGGATTAATAATGACCGAATTAGCTGAAGTCCTCTGGTATGCAATAATAGCTATCCCTATTGTTACAGCCTTTATAGTAGGATACTATCTAGGACATGGGGAGGGTAAAGCACAAGGGTTAGATATAGCGTTAAAGATAGAGAACTACAGAGCAACTGTAGATCAGATAGTAGATAAGAACTCGGAGGGCATATAATGGTATTAGAACCAATAATTATTTTCATATTTGGATTTGCATTAGTGGCATGTATACTGTACGCTATGCAGATAGAAAAGAAAGTTAAAAGATTAGAGTATGTAACTTATAGTAGCCATCCTCTCCTATTAAACTTTATGAAGAATAGCAGTGATATTGATATGGCTATGAGAGAGGTTCTAGTACAACATGGCAATACCTTCGGCGCTATTAGAACGATTATAAATGATCTAGAGACAGAAGATGGAAGACTAGATCACAAAGCAATAACAAAGTTAAAGAAAATGTTACAGCAATCCCATGATAAAGCAGATAGTAAGATGGATGAAGTAGCTGAACGATTATCTAGCCTACTGAAAGCAGCCACTACCGAGGAATAACTACTTGGATTAAATCTTATCTTATTAGTTTAGGAGGTATAACTATGAACACAAAAAGGATAAAACAGACAAATAACCAGGAGGTATTAACCTATGAATGGTAAAACATCAGATTGGATTGAATCAGACACTGGATATTGGCCAGCAACTAATGGGGTTGAAGAAGAACCAAAAGAACCAGAGGAGATAACCTTTGGAAAATATAAAGATAGATATGGGCATATTGTTATCCATAGAGCTATAGCGAGATCTTATGCGTATGAGCTATCCCAATTCTTCTTTACTATTGACTTCTTACCTACTGCAATAAGAAGAGGTACTTTCAGTTCCCCTGGAACTATCTATTCAGGATACTCTACAATATTTCAAGAGACTGATATCCAAATACCTGTAGAGGATCTAGGCACTAATAGGTATCTGATAAACGGAGCACCTAACTTCAGATTATCACAATTGAAAGCAGGAGAACTTACTCCATGTTGCGTCTATCTAGACTTTAATTCTGAATACGCCAAGATTTGGCAGGGTATCGTTGCTAGTCATGCTCAGGATTTTCATGGATTACCAAAGATTGAGAAAGCGAATAACCACTATAAACCTGCTAGTAGTAAAGTATTCTTAGATAGTGAATCAGTATATAGATGTTTTGTACAAGAGAGAGTAGCGATAGAGAAAGTAAAAAGTATGAAGAAATCTTACTAGGAGGTAAAGAATGGCTACGACAGATTATTCAAGCTGGGGATTTTTACAGGATGGAAGAACTATCAAAATAATAGAGGGGCTAATAGATCAGTTATTAGGGCCTTTGATAAGGCAGAGAGCGATAGTATTAATATCAGATGTGCTCTGTACCAAACACATGGTAGATCTCCATGATTACTTCAATCTAATAGGATTTTATCCTTCAGGGCATGTAGGCTATAGTAAGTATCAGAAAGAGCGAATGGTAGAGGGATACTCTAATAACTTTATGCCTATTCCTCTTGGATCTTTACCTAGCTTTTATCGTCTAGAGGCTGATATGCATAATGAAGAACAAGGAACCAATACCTTACAAGGAGATAGAGATAGCAAAATTAATCCATCATCAGATGCTATGTATCTACATAACGCTAGATTGATTCAATTAAATGTAGCGCAGAGTACTGAAGCCTTTAATCATATAGAGCTACGCGGTAGGCTGGTAGAGGAAGATGTTAATTACCTTGGGTTATATTTGCTAAGGGTAGTAGACTATGCGAAGGGAATAACTACGCTCACTCTATCTAATGCTCGAACTGTTGGAGGCCTATCAGGTGCTAATAAGGTTGTTTTTTCTTCGAAACACTTGAGTAAGCATCTTAATAGCAGAGTACCTGAAACGAGCTGGGAGGCCTCAAAGAGCATACCATTATCTGATATTGTCAGGGAGATAATTATGAAATCAGTAAGCAAGGATAGATTACTTTCAATGGGTAGAGGAGATATGGCAGACTATACTATAACTTCAGGGATGATAGGAGGTTCACAACTGACAGGAGCATCTATGGGGAAGAATCGCTTTTACTGGGAGTGATTTTTAAATATTTGATTTTTTAAATTTATATCTATAGAGTGAAAAAGACAGGGAAATTAACTGTTAAGAAATCAAAGAGCAGTGAATTTAACTGTTCAAGAGAGTATAACCAGTTGATTTAACTGCCTATTATTTTGGGCTATTGAAGTACGGTCTAAATATCGCTATACTGAGACAGAGAGGTGATAAGTTTTAACTATGGAAAGGGGTAAGTTAATAGGTTTTAACTATGATCAGAGCAATGCAAGAGTAGATATTCAAGGAGAGTCTATGATTATGAATTCTATGTAATACAAGGGATCGTGAGAAGATGATTGGCTAAACTGAGGATAGACATGAGTGACTTACGTTAGCTTATGAGAGTACTGAAGGGAGATATGTGAAGGACTATGTCAATGAGATGTAGAGGATTAGGGGCAGATAAATACGATAGGTATTTGGGGTATTTTTAGGAGATAAGGGGAGATTGTAGAAGATGTGGGGTAGATGACCAGAGCTCACAACTAATCGCCTCTTATAGCAAAACTCTTAGAAAACTCTATCAATAATTTATCCAATAATTCTACTATTATATATTTCCCAGAAGTCATCCAAGAGTAATTAGTAATCAATCATTAATCAATAATAATTAATACATATATAAGGATAATGTATATGTCTAGCAACACTAACACACATAACTATACCAACACTCATACAAGGAGTACTGTAATGAGTCATACGACTAATCAAACAACTAATCTAATAAATGAATTAACAACTAAACTATCAACTAAACTATCAATTTATCGCAGACTTAAAGGACCCCCTATGGCCCCCTTTGGGTTTCATCTGCGCTCTTTACCCACCCGAATAATTTTTCGAGACTCCTTAAAGGCCCCCAGAAAAAATTTTTAGCCAAAAAATAAAAGCCGACCCTATCAAAATTTTCATCAAAAGTAGAAGCCTTCAAAAACTTTTAAAAAATATAGCATTCTATTTGAACTAAAATTCTTTAAAAATCAACGAGTTAATTCTCGGGGTACTGTTTTTATAGCTTTTAAAACTGTTTTTGGTTAACTTGATGATTCATAACACCTTTTTTAGCGTAGCCAAGAAGCTACTTAAGCTTCGCTAAAGGTGTAGCACAGTTATTAAATTTTAATTATAATTTTTAGCATAGCCAAGAAGCATAAAGGTAACGAAATTGATACCCGATTATTCTATAGATCCAACGCATCAAACCTGCCATAAATGTGGCATGAATCTCCCTCTCAAAGATTATCACAAAAACTCTACTAGACCTCTCGGTTACAATTTTATTTGCAAAGATTGTACCAGTATAAGTACTAAACATAGGCATCAAGATAGGTCTCAAGATAGGTCTCAAAATACCACTTTTTCTAATTCCAGAGCTTTTTTAAAATAAAACAATGACTTAGCAAAAAACTCTCCCAAAAATTGTATAAAAAACGAACAATTCCCAGAATGTCGAAAAGGCTTTTAATTACTAATTACCAATTATTAATTACAAATAATTATCTATTACATCATTGTTTATAAAAAATTTATAAAAATTTTACAAGTATTGGGGAACTTTTTAGAGATTTTGTGGTCCTTATATTATTTAAATGACTCTTGGTATCATTCTTAAATTGATCCTTGATTCTGGATTTCTATCGACCCCAACTAATCAATTGCTACCAATTTACCTTTCCACCACAACCCTTTAAATAATTTATATTAATAATTTCTTCTCTTGCTTAGCGTAGCCAAGAAGCTACTTAAGCTTCGCTAGCACAGTCGGTAACGATTTAATAAACGACTTTCTTGCAATTTATAGCTATCAGTAATATAATACGAGTCTAGTTGTAGTAATTGGTATCCATTATGTCTGAGGAAAAAGATAAATTACTCGCTGAGGCGATAGAATCCTTATCTCTTATATCGAACCCCGAAGATGCGGTAGCATCTGAGGTTAGCGCTGGGAGCGCTGTATCTCCGCGAAAACCTGGCTCAGGTGGTGCTCGCAGAGGCGCGGGACGTCCTAAGAAACTTCAGGTAGCCTTATCCAAATCCTCAGACCCTCATGATCCTGTCAAAACGTTAAAAGCTCTTAAGTTTGATCCTATTGTCGAGTGTGTTGATGCGATAAAGGAAGTGGATCAAAAGATGAGATGGATGAAGAAGCAACCTAAGCCTTCAATGCCTGCTATAGCACAATTATTGAATACTAAAAGAGCTTTGATTAACGATTTATTACGGTTTGGTTACCGTCCAGTACCTGAAAAGACTGTATCTGAATTACAATTTGTACCTATAGATATCTCCTTAACTGATAGACCTATGTCAGAGATAGGGATCGAAAGATTATCCTTCGGTGATTCTGAACTTCAGGATGATCTAGCTGGAACTAAACATTAGAATATTCTAGAGGACTCTTAGCAAAGTCCTTTAAATATTATTATTATAGGAATCCCTTATGTTACCTATCCCTCCTTTCTTATTGAAATATCTGGCGGTAGGTACTATAGCATCTTTTTGTGCATGGCAAGCCACTTCTTGGTATTATGATGCTCAAATCTCTGATATGAGAGCTGATAAGCAGAAAGCTAGAGCAGAAGCTCTATTGAGGAATAGTCAAGTAGAATCTTTACAGCTAGAGTTAGCTGGTGCTATATCTTTATCAGATGCTCTAAAGAATAGGAAGGTAGAGGTAAAGTATCAGACTATTACTAAAGAGGTTATCAAGTATATCAAGGAGAAGGCTGATGCGTTACCTACTAATACCCCTGGTTGTGATGATCTTCCTTCTGAGTGGGTGCGCATCCACGACACCGCCGCCGGTAGTCAAATGTCCGGAGATACCACAACCTCCAGCTCAATTGATGGCTCCTCCGGAGAGGTTGGAAACGATAAGGTCTTAATAACTGTAACTAATAACTACAAGGCTTGTGAAAACAATAGTGATAGATTATCTAGTCTTCAAGAATGGACTAGATCTCTTAAAACTTTAAACAAGAAGGAAGATTGACAAATGATGGTACGATTTGATGTTAGTGTAGTTACTGCTGGACCTACTGAGGGTCTATTAAATGGTATTCCAGTAGGGGATAACCAGATTATCTATGTAGATTTATCTAGTGTTAACTATGCTGCTAATAATGCTGTAGGTGGCTCTATCACCACTACTGTTAATCAGAATTTAACAGCTGGTGATGTGGTAGGTAATGTTACTTTTAATAGAATTCATCTGACCTCTGATAAGTTCGCTGAGTAATCCTTAATACTTAAAGAGGACTACCCTAGATGGCCTTATCAGTCTCTGATATTCGTGTAGTATCGCATCTAGATCTACTAATAGCTACAGAAATGGCAAAAATAGGCCTGTGAGAGCAGCTGTCTATTTATTACTCCTAACTGGCTAATGGATGCCCTACAGTGAGGATGGTATCAATTTCGATACTATCCCCCCATTCAGCCATAAAATTCTTATTAAAAGAAATCTAGAATCAATTTGTTGCATAATCTCTCCAGATAAAGTAGACATTACAGGTTGTTATATCCTATACTTATCTTCTTATATTTCTTCAACACTTCTATTAAAAATAGGTAAAATATCCTACCACTTAGGCTATAAACAACTATATTTTAATGTGCCTATTGGCTTAAAATTAGATAAACTAGAGCTGTTCACCCATACCCATAGTGATACTATCGAAGATACTTATAGACTAAATCTGTCCATATTCTCCCCTTATTCACCAGGAACTCACTATGACTAAAAGCTATAAAGGTAAAAATGGGATTATCCGAGATGCTATTAAGCTCTGGGATGAAATGTTAATTGTTATCAGGGGCCTCAGGCCTCATTTTAATAAAGATTTCTTCAGTAGGCCTTTCCATGCAATTACCAATATCTTTGTAGAGGCTTTGAGGTTATCTCCTTACTTCTGGGGACATATGCTTATCTTGTATATCGTCCTTAGAATTGTTTTCTTCATGATACCGGGATAAGTATGGATATCGTAATCAAATTTGATGTAAAGGCAGATGGAATTACTAGAGGCCTTCTAATGGGCCATATGGAGGGTACTGATTACACTGCCATTATAAGCTCTTCAAGGTTAGCTAGTATAGACCTTGCAAGGGGTATTTTAGCTGGAGACCTCTTAGGGGATGGTGAAACTTACTATGTTGTAGGAATGCCGCATCCCGATATAAAACTCCACTCAATAGATATCTTCACAACTCCAGTATATGTTACAAACCATTAAAAGGAATTAAATATGGCTACTACGAAAGCTTCTTCAAAGAAACCTGCGGTAAAGAAACCCGCTACAAAACGTAAAACCCCTACTAGAAAGTTAGGGATGTCCCCAGTAGGTAATCCGGGTTACTCTTTTGCCGCTCCTAAATGGAATTGGTGGAAAATGCGCTATGAGCCTGTAGGGATTGTCTGGGTAGGCAAGCCTGGCGGGGATACTCTAGAAGCTAGGGAAGCCTTCAAGAAATGGCTACATGATCAAAATGGTTTTATAAACATAGATAATCTCCTCTGGAGAGATAAGCTCCCTTCATGAGGACATTAGTATGTATGAAGAAAAGAAGATCACTATACAAATAAATGGCTCTAAGAAGGGCCAAATACCTTATATAAAACATGAGCATAGGCCAGAAACTATAGAGAGGGCTAAGGAAGAGATAGGGTTAGAAAGGGAATATAGAACAGTCTTTATTCCTGAAAAACTTATTAATTTTATTATGGAGTAATGTATAATGCCCCCAAGTAATCAACTTGGCCTTAATAGGGTAAAAACATTTGTAGAAGTCTTTGGTCGTAAACTCACTGTGGAGGAGGCGTCAGAGCTCTTCTACACTCTTGGACGTGAGCTGCGATTGGAGTATAGTTATGAACTTGAACGATTTGAACCCGATACTGACGGAATACTTCCGTGTGATGAATTACTCACCATGCCAGTGGATGATTGTGATCTTGGGGATCACGATTCCCCTAGGGGTGGCTATCACCATGTTGTCGATAAGCGATAGAGAAGATTGATATACTGTAATGGAGTTCCTAAATCTGGAACCCACGCATTAGTAAAAGCTGTGACTCTCTTAGGATATCCTCCTTTAGAGGTAATCCATAGCCATTACGATGCTAAACATCGAGAATTACCCAAAGTAATGCAGGCTAAGGGTTTCATACAGATCAAGAGGCACCCTAAAAATATAGTAATCTCTTGGTTAAGATTCCGTAAGTTTCCTGTTAATAAAGAAATGATCCTTAAAACCTTTGAGAGGTATCATTTTTATCCTATTTATGACCTATTTGCTAGATATGAGAGATTCCTATCAGATGGTACTCTAGTAGTACGTTTTGAAGATCTTTTTACAGATGGTGGTATTTCTTTACAGAAAATAGCAGAAGATCTAGGCGTTTCAGTACCAGAACACGCTTATGAGAGTATTGAAGGAGGCACTAATACCTTCAAGCCAATTCATAGTGATTGGAGAGATTACCCTGATATATGGGATGATTCTATAGAGGAATCATGGATAAAAGCCAGAGGCCCAGAGATAGAAAGAATTTGGGGCTACGAGGAATAGAATGACACAAGTAGCAGCTAAAAAATCTCCATCAATAGAACTACATCCAGCTCAATCTTCAATCTTTAGAGACCTCTTTGTAGATAAAGCTTGTAGGCATGCGGTATGTATAGCTTCTCGGGGATTTGGTAAGTCAGTACTAGCTGCTGCTTGTGCTCTCAAAGCTATATCTGAATTAACTCAAATGCCTCCCGGTACTCCTAACAGGAATGTAGCATTAATTGCCCCCACCCATTCACAGGCAACAGATATTTATTATCCGCTGATAGCTTATCAATTTGGGGTATTAGGTTACTGCTCAAAATCGAGTAGAGCTAATGGCACATTTTGGTTTGGAGATGAAGTCCTCCTTAAGATCTGGTCTGCTGAAGCATCAGAACGTATGCGGGGTACTGGACAGTTCTTTGTAGTAAACGATGAGTTTGCTTCTTGGGAGCTTCCAGGCTCAGATCAACAGGAAGCTTGGGAATCTGTTATTAAACCTTGTCTAGATACTCGTTGGCCTAAAATGGGCAGATCTTTGACTATCTCTACCCCCAAGGGTATGGATTACCTGTATGATATGTACCAAAATGAATTAAGAGACCCTGACTGGAAGTCCTACCACTATGATTATACCAAGTCTCCTTATTTGGATCCTCAATCTATTGAACAAAACAAATTAATCCTAGATCCTTTAAAGTTCGCTAGAGAGTATGAAGCATCCTTTGAAGATTCTGGTGCTAGGGTGTTCTATACCTTCAATCGTAAGATACACATAGATGATGCACTGCCAGGATTCCAAGAAGGAGAGATAGTTCATGTAGCTATTGACTTTAACATTGGTGTTATGGCTTCTGTGATGTTTGCTTTACGAGGCAATCAGATTCACATCTTAGATGAGCATAGAGGCCATAGGGACACGCATGAACTCTCTAAATATCTTAAAGAGAGGTATGAAGGACATAGGATAGTATCCTATCCAGATCCTACTGGTAAGGCTAGGAAGTCTTCTGCTGCGGTAGGTCAAACTGACTTCTCTATTCTCCAACATGCAGGTATTCAGGTCTTAGCTCGTAAGAAATCACCGCCTATTATCGATTCAGTAAGCGCTGTTAACCGTAAGTTGATGAATGCTAGAGAACAGACAGAAATGTATATGCTACCCTCTTGCATAAACACCGTTAGATCTCTAGAACGGACCGTCTGGTTAGAAAGAAACCCTGAGTCAGCCCAAATTGATAAGTCGGCAGGGGATGAGCACTTTTCTGATGCTTTACGCTACGCGGTAGAATATTTATTCCCAGTAGGTGCGGGCGGACGCAGAGTTAGTTATAATCCTACTAGACTTATATAACTATCCACAGTTAATAGGATACTCATGCCACGGATTAATCCTGAATTAGCGGAATACCGTATTCCGGAAGAAATTGTTAAAGAAAAGAATGTCGCTGATTTATCAGACTTTGCTGCAAGGCAGTATGGTAAACCAGTAGATAAGCGGCTAGGATGGGAGAAAGCTCACAAACTAGTCATTAATATGCGCCGCCAAGCGGTTAGAGCCTTAGAGCAACAGGAAAGGAATGAAGTTATGGATAAGATCAAGTGGCCCTGGAAAGATGGTTTCAAATTCTATTGTGATGGTCCCAACCCTACTGTATCCAATGCTTGTTATGTAACTGACATCTCTCGTGGTGTACAATTACATATTAGTGAAGATAGGTTGGCAAGCTATTTAGAAGAGAATTTTGAACTTCCTGCTCCAGCACCCTTTGTGCATGAGTCACAAGAAATTGCTAAAGCAAAAGCAAAAGCTGAAGCGCAAGCTGCGGAAGCTGCTAGAGTGAAAGCAGAAGCAGAGGCCAAAGCTAAACTTGAAGCAGATAACGCTGCTAAACTAGCGGCTAAAGAAGAACAACGCGCCAAAGCAATGTCTGAGCCTGCTCTTAAAGAAGCTTCAGAGTAACTCTTAAATATATTGAAGGCGTAGCTATGACCTGTCTCTACAGGAGTTCTATATGAGTACCGTAGTACAGGCCGTAAGTACTGATGCAAGAGGGGTCTCTGACCCTTCTTTTCGCTTTGATTCGCTATATCCTTTTTATCGTAAATCTAGAGCTATAATTGGTGGCCAATATGCTGCTAAGGCTTATGATTGTAAGATAGACCGAGTAAAGTGGGATAATCTATTAATCCCTTTCAGCACTAGCATGTCTGAAGACCAATATGCCTTCTTCAGGATGGAAGCGGAGCTACCCGGCTTCTGCTCTCAATATATGCGAGTACTAGTGGCTGGCTTATTACGAAAGAGACCTGATCTGATACTTCCTGAATCAGTGCCAGAAGGGGCTTATGACTGGATCATGTCTGATTTTACTTCTGATCATGGTTCTTTAGTAGGGTTTCTTGATGAAGCTTTAGAAGAAGAGATTACTACTTCTAGGGCTTGGGTGATGGTTAACTTCCCTTATGTGGAGGAGAATGCTGATCTCACTCCTGAGCAAAAGAAGAACTTAAAGCCCTACCCGATCTTAATGAAAGCTGAATCAGTAATTAACTGGCGAGATGGCTCTAATCCAGTAACTGGAGAAAAGGGTCTTCAGATGGTGATTATTCGCCAGACTGTAGAAAAGTATCTTCCGGGAGAATTCCATCCTTCTTTGATAGACACTGTATGGGTTCATGAGATTAATGGAGCAGGTAATTACCAAATTCGAGTCTATGAAAAGACTCCAGAAGATAGTGTCGATGTTATCTCTGGCGATTATGTCTCCAAAGTAGATGCAAACAAAGAAACTTTCGATCTTGTAGCCACAGAAACAAATATCCTTTCTCATGGTAAGCATCTCACCTCTATCCCTATCTTCCCGCTAAATGGTATGGTACAAGGGGAAGAGCCTATTTTAATGCCATTGATAGATCGTGAAGTAGGTTTGTACAACAAGATCTCTCGTAGAAATCATTTGATGTACGGCGCTGCTACTTACACACCTGTAATCAAGTCTCAAATGACAGATGAAGAACTCGACAAGATCTGTCAAGCAGGTTTAGGATCTTGGTTACGAGTACAACCAGACGAAGATATTTCTATTCTAGACACCCCCACTGCAGCTCTAAAGGATATGGATAGGGCGATAGAACAGACTGTGCTAGAAATAGCTAGGATGGGCATTAGGATGTTAGCTCCTGATGTTCGTGAACAATCAGGTGTAGCATTAGAAATTAAGAATGCTGCTCAAACAGCACAGTTAGCTACTCTAAACGTTAAGATATCTCAGGTCATGCGCGCAATCATAACTACTATGATCAACTGGCGTTATGACATGGACATCAGTGAAGAAGATGTTATATTCAATCTGTCTCCTGACTTTAACCCAGCACCATTAGGTGAAGAGTGGTTACGTCTTGTTACTGAATGGTACGATACTGGTAAGATACCTAGGTCTACCTTCTTGCAGATTCTTAAGTCTAATGATATTATCCCATCAGACTATAATGATGATGATGCCCGTCAAGAGATTGAGCAAGATGATCTTATTGCAGGCCCTGCTGAAAAGCAGAAAGATATGGAAGTAGATAAGCTTGTAGAGATTTCTAGGCGTACTGCTAATGATCAACAAAATATGGAGAGTGGCTCTAGCAATGACTCTGTTGGGTAGTCCTGTTTCAGTAGTAGTTAATTCGGATGGGAGTGCTACAGTTACATACTCCAATGGTATTAAACAGAGGCTTCCTAAAGCGGAAGCTCTTAAACTGAAGTTAAGAGAGGAATCTAAAAATGGCTAAATTTGAAGTATTGCGTGAGCTCACCGATGGCACTACTAAGGTCCGTTATGAAGATGGCACCACTGCTCGCCTTCTCACAAAGGATATTGTCGCATCACAAGAAGTAATGGATACGGTAGAAGAACTCATTCCTGTTATGCCAGTAGATGTTGTCGAGAATTTTGAAGAAGAATCTGACGATAACTCTAACGATTACTAATAGCAGACCTATGAATGGCAGACTCTATAAATGACGAGCTATATAACCGAATCATCGATAACTCGGCAATGTCGAGATTATTCGAGAATAAGGTTATCACGGATGTTAGAAGAGCCACTAAGAGTCATAAAGAAAAGTTAAAAGCGGTTGTAAAGACAAACCCACGATCTCCTGAAATTCGAAAGGAGATTAATCGTTATATCAAACAGATTACCGTAATCAGTGAAGGACATCTCACTGAGTATGGTGCAGAACAGTTTTCCTTTCATAGAAATAGTCTTCATAAAGCGGTAGGTGACATTTACAAAGTCACTGCTCCTAAACGTAATCCAATGTTAACCAGCATCGTAGGTGGCAACGTCCCTAATGACGGTAGTTTAGACCGTCAATTTGCTAAGATAGGTGACAGTGAGTTTAAAAGGGCTGATGGGATTATTAAAAGGGGCTTAGCAAAGGGCTTATCAACTCCAGAGATATCTAATAAAGTAGCAGCTACAGTAAATATCTCTGAAAACCAAGCCACGGCGCTTGTAAGAACTGCTATAACTAGAACTACTAACTTAGCACAATCAGAGGTCATGGATGCTAATCAGGGCATCTTGAAAGGATATCAGTTTGTAGCGATCTTAGATAGCCGTACCTCAGAAACTTGTCAATACCATGACGGTAGAATTTATCCAATAGACGATAAGCGATGGTTACCTCCTCTCCATTGGAGGTGCCGTTCTACGATTATTCCTCTAGCAAAATCTTTTAATGAAATATTGGAAACTCAAGATACTAAGATTAGGAAGACAGTAGTAAAAACAATGTCTCCTACTGTTAGGAGTAAACTAGATGGAAGATCAATAGCCAAGGAAGGATACGGTAATTGGTTACGTAGGCAATCCTATGAAACAAAGATAAGGCATTTTGCAGGTGATGTTGAAAAGGTAGGGATGTTTGATAGGGGCTTACTAGAATTGAAGCAATTCTTTACTCCTAAAGGGAAATCTATTAGCATTGAAGCACTCCGCAGATTAGATAATTTTGCTACTACTGTCTTTACACAGCGTAGGCTAATTGCTGATGCCCCTGATCTTCCTGTTAAGGCTCAAAATCCTTGGCATATTATTCGTAATAAAAATCTTGAAGACGATCTTCGTGATTTTTATGTTACAGAAGCGTCTAGCCAAACTTCTCCATTAGGGGTTGTAGATTATAAGGGCACCTCTATAGCAGGTAAGCGGCAATCTAAGAGAGCTGCTAGTAATGACATGGATAACAGAACACATTTCATTGATCCAGTAACTGGTGAGATGAAGAATAGTTATCTTTATGATCCCGATTTCCAGGTGTATCAAGAGCGCATTGACTTTTTAAGAGCTTCTAAGATTTTAAGCGAGAAGCAAAAGCGACACATAGAAGATTTTGTAACATCTCTAGATGAAAAGATGTCTGTTAACCAGCAGTCAGCTGTCTTAGAAAATATGCGAATTAACTATGAACGTTACTTCGACAAGAGCCGTCCTTCCTATCGTCAAGACTGGGATAACATGGACGCTATTATCCGCTCAGAGATGAATAACTCTGTAGTAAACGTCTCCAGAATTTTAGATAGGCGTTCAAGAGATAGGGCTCAACAGTTTGGAATGCTAGGAAAAGCCACTGATGAAGCATCTATTCAGATAGATGGGCAATGGACTACATTTAATGAATTAGCAGAAACTATGGATTCTAATCAGGCGTTCATAAATAACTGGAGGAAAGAAGTAGGGAATTCATTAGCTAGAAAAGCTTATTACTCCGGTAGAGCTCCTTTACGTTTTTACTTTTTAGATCCAGTTAAGAATCTAACAGGACTAGAAAAACCTTCTAAAGCTCTTAAGCGGTTTATAGAAAGCCAGCCTGGCGGTAAGAAGCTATTAGCAGCTATTGAAGGGAGGCCACAACCTTCTCTAGTAGATGATTTTGTAAATAAGCTCACACAACCATATAAGCGTATCTTGCAAAAAGATTATTCTATAAGAGCTTTATTAGTAGATGCTAGAGAAGATTTCTTTTCTGGTAAGCAAAACGATAATGCAATTAAAACGTTATCCGAAGCATTTGAGTTGTTGGCCTCTGGGACTGCTACTGACTATGATACTCTAGCTATTAACATGGGCAAGATTATTTACCAAAAGTACCCTTTAAATCTAACAGATAAAACACCTCTGCTAGGTAACCCCTCCATTCAGACTTATCACTTACATGGCTCTAAACTATTAAGAATGTTAGAAGAGCGCAATATGATAAAAGTCACCCCACGAGGAGTTACTAGGAGAGCGGTTAAAGATCTAGATACGAATAGGCCGGATGGGTCTTGGCGCGATACTCTGAGTCGTGAAGTTTTAATCATGGACAAAGATTTAAGAACTCTACAATTAACTAATAGGCGGCTATATGTATCTAAGCGTATAGGCGTTACTCGGGCGCGTGATGAGCTTGTCATTGATGTTGATACGAAGAAATATAAAACCAGAATAGGCAGACAGACAGGGGACTCTATTGTCACTCGCAAGGCTAATGTCTACTACGATAGTATCCAGATTGATAAAGATCTAGTAAATGAGATAAATTGGGCTAATGCGACTGAGTGGCGTGTAGATCAAGATTATTCTGACTTCATGCTAGATTTAGTTAGGTTTAGAGATGTTAGAGGTAATGTTAAGAAATATGATGATCTGAATGGTGTAAGAGAGATTGTGCTTCAACGAGGCGATATGGGCCTAGGTATGATGCAAACTGTTAAATGGCACCGGGATAGAGGCGCTCCATTTAAAGTAGTGCATCAGATAGATAGCCGTGGTCGTATCTACGGTAGAGGCTATCTGACACCTACTGGCGGTGAGTTCGTAAGACCTTTCCTCAATACCGCTAAAGCAGAAACATTAGGCGTTGATGGGTTTTTAGCCTTCCAAGAGCAAGTGGGTAGTTTGTTAGGTCCTGCGACAGAGGCATTAACCAATGCTGGTAGATTTGCTATCTTTCGCCGTAAAGGACCTGAGCTGCTAGAGCTAGGCAGGCTAATACAGTCTAATACACAAAGAGATAGACGCATACGAGAAGTATTAGAGCATCCTCTTATGGCTGCGCTAGACCCTGAAGAACATCCTAAACTGCTGAGATATGCTTTAGAGTATGCAAGGATTTATGATCATATCAATGGCTTTGTCCCGAACAAGGTGACTCTTAAGGATGGTATCTCAGGCAAAATATTAGCAGCCGCAAAGAAAGATCCCAACATAGGGCAATTCATAGACGATCCCGCAAAGTATAAGACTATTGTGGTTGGTGGAAAGGAAGTGGGTACTATCAGTGCCCGTAACATCTCAGCAAATGAGGTCTATATAAAATCCAGCTTCATAGACAAGCCGTACAGGGGCAAGGGCTATATACAGGATGCTAAAGAACTGATAATAGGAAACAAGGCTGCAGTATCTGATATTGAAGTCTCTAACTCAGCATCGCGCCGTGCAGCTGAAAAGATGGGGTTTGTAACGGATGGTAAAGTGAAGATTGATCCTTATGATGGTGCTAAAATACTTAGGTACACAAGGGCAGCGCGACGCCCTGGAGAGGTTAACTTAAATTCTACTACTGCACTACAAAGAGTAGCAAGTTATAAAACCCAACTACCCATAGAGATTGATGCTTCGGCCTCTGGTGCGCAGATTATTGCGTTATCTACTAAGAATAGAGCATTAGCTTTTGAGAGTAATGTTATAGCAACCCCTAAGAAGAATCGTTTATACGATATCATGGCACAGGATGCTATCAGTGACCCTCGCTTTAAAGCATTAGGTAGATTGCCTTCTGACCTGACTTGGGAAGACCTCTCTAAGGCAGCTAAAGCACAGAACATGGTCTCTTTCTATGGTGCTGGTTCGGCTACTCAAACTGGCAATCTTGCTGATAAATTCGCTAAAGAGCTTTTAAAAAGAGATTACGTGGTAGTAACTCGTAGGAGGTCTTCTAATACACCTAAAGAGGCTTTCTCTCAATTAGAATTAAATAAAATAATTGATAACGAGATAAAGGATGCTAAGCTTATAGGTGCAGATCAGACAGTAGCAGATTTAACTCTGCTTAGAAAAGAACTCACTGATGTAATAGAAAATGACGCACCCATTGGTAGCCAATTACGAGCGATGGCTAGAGATGTCCATCCTGACGTTGAAAAATTTGTAGACAGGATGTCTGCAACACATGCTGGTTTAGTAGGCCCAAATGAATTTAAAACTATCTCAAGCATTATGTCAGAACATCTCGCTAGAAGAGCACCAGTAACTGAAAAGTTTATTGCTTTCTGGAAGGTAGTAGCCCAAGACTATATGCTTGAAACAAAGAACACTGACATCCCTTGGGTTACCTTTGATGGAAAAATAATGCGTCAAAGATATCGTCCCGTATTAGAAGAACACATAAACTGGATTGATCCTCAAACAGGCAGGCGAGTAAAGAATGTTTATAGATCTACAGCGGAAGATTCGAAACTCCTTGGAAAAGGCAGCATTATCGGCGCTAGGACTGGTTTGGGTGTTAACGGGAATCACTCTAATGATGCTGCTATTGTTCGCCAGTTTCATTTATGGGGTAGGGATAAGGGTGTCCCAACAGCTACGATCCACGACGCCTTCTTCGTAAATATGGGAGATGCCGCCAGGGCTAAAACAGCACTAAGAAATATTTATGCTGATGCAGCAGAGTCAGATACGCTGATTGCAACTCTTAAAGAAATGCGTAAAGAAGGAATGTCTGAAAAGACTTATCAAAAGCTGTTAAAGAAAGCTAGAGAAGATGGGTTGATACCCCCGGTAGGGGAGGAGTTAACTAGGGAAGAGATTCTCAGCCCTATTCCTGAAGGATCAGCATGGTACGGCATTGGCCCTTGAAAAAACCACTCTTTAATCTATATTTGCAAATCCAAGACAAAAGGGTTAAAATCTTAAACTGATCAAGTTTTGCACAGGAGTTACGGGGAATGGCTAAGCAACCTAAGAAAACAGCTAACAAGAGCACTACGAACACTAATAATTCACTAATGGCTGCAGCTGCTCGTGAAGTCGCTTACCAAGCTAAGTTATCTTCGGTTGCCAATAGTCAGTTAAGCCGCGCTGAAAAACAATACAATGCCAATG